TGCAATCAACGCCGTAATGGTGCTGAACAAGTTGCTAATGCGAAGCGTTGGACGCGGCAAACTGCCCTGTCCGTTGTAAGCAAACCCATCAGCCTCCATCGGAATGGAGGTGTAGAGCTGCCCACCAAATGTCACACCCGCACCGTCGTTCTGGCGACCACCATCGAAGTAATACGTCTGATTGACGCCATGCTGGTCAGCATTCAGCTCAAGCTGAAACAGCTCAATAACCTCCGTTGGCGCGATGCCTTGGAGTTGACTGGTGATGTCGGCGCTGGACTGCTGGTCGTCATAACCAGCGTTCCAGTAGCCGGTGACGACGTAAGCCATGCTTAAGCAATAACAGCTTTAACTACGGCAAAACCGATGACGATGGCTTCAGATAACGAGCCACTGGTGATGTTGCGGACGTTGATGCTGGCTGAACCTGCAGCAGCCTGAGCGTTCAACAGGTAAGACCCAGCCGTACCACCGCTGACGTGGTTCAAGACAATGATGTCAGTCGCTGCAACCGTTGTGTTCGTCAACGTGAACGACACCGTGGTGTCAGCTGCCAGTGCAGCACCGTTCAAAGTAATTTGCCCACACTTTTTGCTCAGCGTCACGCCTGTGCTTTTAGACGTTGCCTGCGTAACCGCACCACCATCACCGGTCACATAACCAGCTTTGTTGTCGCGAAGATCCGTGAAGTTGGTGTCAACCTCGGTGTGGGTGAGCGGGCTACCCTTTGTCGCTCTAGTGGTGATAGCCATTACGGTTCAAACACTTCGCGGAATGTTGCCTGTATCGTAGCCCGGTTCAAGTAAGGGATCGACTTAGACCACTGCTCACAAACCCACTTGTAAGTTGTGCTTTCGCCAGGTGGTTGCCAGTCAAAGGATGCGTTGTCGCTGGCGCGTGCATCTAAAAACGTTTCAATCGTGTCGGCATCAGTTTCTGACACTTCAAAGGTCAGCGACCAAACCTTGGGATTTTGGTTGAGGCCAAAAGTCAACCTCTGTTCAAATCCGTCAAGAAAACGCACAGTCCGCACATTGGGCTGGTTGTTTTTCTGCGCGTTATACGTTGGCGTGATCGAAGGGAAAGTAGCCATCAGCGTGTCAGCAGTCCTCCGGGTCGTTTTTGCTTGATCAACTCAGCCTGAACAGCAGCGCCAATCGCTTTGCCCAGTTGCTGAGCAGATGGACCGTCGCCTTGAACAGACGAACCAGAAGCATCCACGTTTACGGTTACGTTAGCCCCACCTAAAGCATGGTTTGGCGTGATGCTTCCGGAAACACCAGGAGTGAACACCTCCGGTCCTCTTTCCCCAACGATGTAAGACCTGCCACCTGTAACAGGCCCGCCATTGGCCCTAAAGATGTCAGCGATTGCACCAAATATGCCGCTGCCACTGTCCTGACCTAAGCCAAAGCTGCCAAGCGCAAAATTCATCAGCTGACGGCTTGCAGCATTCAAAACGTTGACCAAGGCTTCACTTGCGCTTGTTGCGCCCAAAAGTGCGCCCGTTATTTCCTGCTCAATAGTTTGGCCGATTGCTGCATACAATTCATTAAGGCGTCGTGCTGCCTCTTCCTGCGCTTTCGCCGCATCTTCCGCAGCCTTCTTCCTCTTCTTCTCTTCTTCTGTGTTCTTTCGCGTTTGCTCTTGTTGGTGGAACAATTCACCAGTTAGCTTGATAGCTTCATCAACCAAAGCGGCATTGTCTTCTGTTCTAATTCTTGTCAGAGCAGCGATGTCGTTAATAAGTTGTTGTTGCCGCCGCATTTCCGGCGTGCTTTGCTTTTCAATCGCAACTTTATCTTTAAGGGTTTGCACTTGGTTTTTTAGGCCTGCAAGAGGATCTGTCTTGCCTGTAGTTCCTGCTAAGGCGCCCCCTGTTGGAATGATCTGATTGACAGGAATTGGGGGCTTAGCCGCTGCCGCTGCCGCCGCTGCTGACGCCTTAGATGCTTCAAATATCTCTTGCGCCCGGGCCTCAACTTCTGCTGGGTCTGCTTTCGTTGTGCCACGGCCCATCGTGCCACCTAACTCTTTACGCGCTTGTGTCCTTGCGCGATTCATTTGAAACATCTCAGTCAACTTCGCGACTGCTGCTGTTGCAGCGGAAAGAACGTCGTTAATCATGCCCAGCAATCCGCTAATCGCAGGCCCAAGAACTTGATCTAACCCCCTAACAAGAGTCGTGATGTTGTTGACAATCTGGCTTATCTGCGACGACACCGTTTGCCCCATGATGTCCGCAGCATCGCCAGCAGCACCCGTTGCGTTCTTTTGGTTGTCTAGGTTTTTGTTGAACGTGACAAGATCATCATTGATCAAAGGCATCAATGCTTTCAAAGCATCGACAGAACCGAACAGCTTGGTGATCTCTACCTCGCTGCCGCCTGTTTTTTGAATTACATCCTCTAGAAATCCACCGAATCCCTTGGTCTTGATTGCAGCACTGCTGAAGTCCAGGCCTAATCGTTTCGCCGCCTTAGCCGCTTCGCTCGTCGGTTTAACAATCGATGCGATGACTTGGTTGATACCTGAGAAAGTGCTCTCAACCGGCACACCTTGCGCGGTAACGGTTGAGATTGCTGCATTCAACTCATCAATACCGACACCCGCAGCGGCTGCGATCGGAGCGACACGACCGATTTGGCTTGCATATTGACCGACAACAATTTTGCCGTCGTTCTGTGTCTGAACAAAGCCGTCAACGATTTTGCTGACGCTATCGGTCGTCAAGCCGAAAGCATTCATCACACTCGTTGCCGCATCGGAAACTGTGCCGATGTCGGTCATACCGCCGACGGCGCCGAGCAGTGAGGCCTCAAGAATCTTGGTGATGTCTGCGGCTTTCCCAAAACCAGCAGAAGCTACGTCATAAGAAGCAGCTAATAGTTGATTGGTGCTCGCTAAACCGCCCGTCCTAGCGACGACACCAACAAGCTGTCCTTCAAGCGTCTGCACATCGACGCCAAGAGTTCTGACCGCAGCTCTTGCTTTATCTGCCTCTACGAAACCCTTGAATCCTGCGACGACAGCACCTGCTGCCGTTGCCACTATGGACAACGGACCCAAGATGCCCTTCACCGCAGCACCTAATGCTTTCGCGCTAACTCCGGCTGCCCCAGCTCCTTGGCTGAAGGCTTTCATTCCTGTAGTCGCTTTTCTTGACGAACCCCCGCTATTTTTCAGCGCAATCTCAAGCTTGCGAACCTGCTCCTCAAGCTTCGCAACCTTACGGTTCGCGTCGGCAGTCTCAACCCTAAACCTGAGGACAGTTTCCTGAGCCACGAGCCACCCGGCGATAAGTCAATCTTACCGCCGCTTCAGCTTTGCGCGCTCCATCGTTTTTTCTTGCTCCTCACCCTTGATTTGAAAGTAAGCAGCGCAATGAACAAGCTCCGCATCGGTCAGTTCCGTGCGAAGCCTGCTGACTGTCATTCCTAATTCGCAGGCCAAGAAGAACTCAAAAAAAGTCCACCTGTCCTGCTTCAGTCGTTTTTTGCGTCTTCGATGCTTTGGCTTTCATCGGCTACGCCAAACAAGAACAGCTCAAGCTCGTTCAGCACAGTCTCTGGCAAACCGCGTTGCAGTTTCGCTACATCAGCGCCAGCAAACGGTTTAGTCCCGTCTTCCAGCTCAGCCATCTCACACAGCATTTGCGTGCTGATGTCTAGCGCCTCGTCCGTACCAGCGAGTTGCTGTGCTTTCTTGCGATTGGCACGGGTGATGGGCTTGAAATAAAGATCCCGCGTTGCTCCTGACGGAAGCGTTAAAACAAACTTGCGGCGCTGATTAAGGTCAAACGCCTCAACCAGCTCATCCACAAATCGCTTAGAAGCAGGCATTTAATAGTTTGAACAATACGTTCAAACTATAGCCTCATCACTCAAGGTTGCCGGTGATGGTACCGCTGGTGATGAAGTTGCAGGTGACGATATCAATCTCACCAACAGTGGAAGTGATTTCCATGTCAGTGATGATTCCGGCAAAGCTCACAGAATCTGTGCCAGAACTGGTGCCAGTCGTGAACAGTTCGAACGTGGCGTCTGCAGGATCTGCAGTCGTCAGAACGTCTTCGAGGAAACCAGCTTGGCCGGTGGCGTCAGGGTCATAGACCAGCTCAACAGTGCCAGAGCCGCTGATCATGCTGCCAACGAAGCTGCGGAAGGTGTCGCCGTGCTTGGAGACATCCAGAGTTTCTTTGGTGGTTGAAAGGCTCCAGCTGCGGGTGCCAACAATAGTGGCGTTGCTTGAGCCAGCGGCGTCAAATTGAACTGCGCCTTGTTCTCCGCGAAGGACGGCCATGGTCAGAGTTCCTCGATAAATTCAAAGGTCACACGGACCTGTGTTTGGAAGTAACCCTCGGGACTTGGCGAAGCCAAAACCTCTGGGCCAGAAGGAGCGTCGAAGTAAACCCCCGACACGATAACTCGATTATACAAATCCCGAATGCGTTTACCAATGACAAGGTTCGCTCCAGGGCCTACGCCTTTGCTCGAAAATATGTTCATGACGACAAGGCCGACAATCCGGTTTTGTGAGTTAGTCGTCAGGCCTTGGCCTAGATATTCGTTGGCCCCAAAAGTCGTCAGGCACTGCACCCAAGAGCTGTTCGGCGTTGGCTCATATGCCATGTTGTGAAATACAACCGGGATGGCCGGACTGCCTGCAAGCTCAGTGGCAAGCCTGTCTTCGATCGTGGCCCTGATGGAGTTGAGATCAGCAGCAGCCATGCGTCACCTGTTCGCAATTTTGTTGTACTCGCGCTTCACCCATGACTCAAGCTCTTTGGCAATGAGATCAGGGAAGCCGGGAACTGTGTTTTGCCGCGTCCTGTATTCGCCCTTCCAAGAGGGCGGCAGGTTTGTTCCGTAGATCACCGGCTCAGCGTATTCAACGTTGTTGATTACTTCGCCTTTCGCAGGATCAGACTGCCAAGCGTTCCGCAGTCGGCCCCCACCTTTCGGCTCTCCTTCGTAGACAACGCGGACAGGCGTTTTTTCTTTTAAGCGCTTCTCGGCCTCAAGCGTCGTGGCCGCAACCAAGATCCGCAGGCTCTCGCGGTAGTAGTCACCGATTTGGTCCAGCGGGATCTCGCGTGCCATCGTTACGCCCTCAGGATCAGCTCATGAATGATCGCAGTGTTGTCCTGTTCCGTTGTCTCCACGCGGATGATCTGATGAACAACGCTGCCAATAACGACGCGATCCTTCGTCTCAGGCGCAGTGGCAAGGTCATCAGCGGCGACCGTTAGACGCTTGTCGCCAGCCTGCACCAGCTCGTTTACCTCGCGCAGGTTTACATCCTCAAGGATGCCGGGAACCGTCGTGTCGCTTTCACTTTCTGTGACTGCGCCGGTCGTTGCGTTGTAGCTGCCAGCCGTGACATAACGCACTGTCACATCACCGCCGAACTGCTTCAGCACATTGCTTGCGACCCTTGCTAGCGAATCAGCAAGTGCCATCAGAGGTTATAGGCAATGCAAGCGCCACTGGTCAGCGTGATGCTTGTGATAATTCCGCAGATGTAGGTGTCAGCCACAAAGGTCTCACCAGCCAGGCTGTTGCCGGTCGCATTCTTCACAGTGATCGCGCTGATCACAGTGTCTTCCTTGAAGTACACCTTGCTGAACCTGCCGGTGTGAGCAGCAGTGTCAGAAACAAACTCGAAGCCGCCTGAGAGATCTGCGTACATGGTCAGCTCCGTTTGATAGCGATGTTGCCTGGTCCACTAATTCTAAGACCCGTCAAGTACCTTTCAAACATCGGCGGAACGTGATCAGCGCCAACAGCGCCGGACTTATCAGGCGTGACATCAAGGCTGCCGATCTTCACGTTCTTGAAGTCGTTCAGGCCGCTCAGGCTGATGCCGTCCGTGTTGTTCTTCAGGTAGACAGCAAGCTCAATTTGAGCACGCTTCACCTGATCCGGAATCTCGGTGTCGGTGAAGTAATCCTCAGAGATTCGGAAAGGAAAGCCAGTGGCGTACGTGTTGACGTAGGTATCGGGCTTTCGCACGCCAGTACGCGGCCATTGCCTTGCTTGCGTATCAGTGGCGCGTGCGCCCAAAAATCTTTCGCGGTCCAGACGTTCAGCCGCAGCTGTCAAAGCGCGGTTGCGTGAATCGTCAGTGCCGGTCGTCCACTTGCCCACATCAGTGGACTCAATCATGGCTTCGACAAAGGTGTTCGCCTCAGTCAGCGTTATGTAGCTGTTGGCGTTTGCGCCGCCCGCTGTTGCGTCGATTGTTACTGCCATCGGGCGTCACAGTAGAAGTCTTTTTGGTCGGCTTTTCAGGAGCGGAGGCCGCCGCTTGTGCAGCAGCCTCACGTTCCTTCATCCGCCTAAAGGCGAAGAGACCCATCAGGAGCTAGCGCCCTTCAGAGCCACGAAGTTCACAACGATTGCCTCACCAAGTGAACCGGCAGACACGTTTGCAACCGTGATCTTGAAAGATCCGGCAGCAATCGAGTTTGCCTGCACGAGGTAAGAACCAGCGGTTCCAGCAGAACCGTGGTTGCAGACCACCACATCGGTAGCGGCGATCTTGTCGTTGTTGACGGTGAATGAAACCTCAGCGGCTGCTGCAAGTGCAGCATCGTTAAGGGTGATTTGACCGGACTCAGCATTGAGAGTCACGGCAGTGGCCTTGTTAGTGGCCTGGGTGACAGTACCGCCAGTAGCGGGGCCGACAAGGTTGCCAGCAGTTGCCTCAAAAATGGATGCCATGGTTAGTTACCTCCTCAGTCGAGTGCGCTGGTGGTGGTAATCCGCACGATGCCAATGTTGTTGGTTTCGTACACCTTGGTCCAGTTACCCACGGTTTCCAGTTGTGCCCGCGTGGGGTTGGAAACGGAAGTGGAGAACGAAGAACCGATCGGGTGATACACATAGTGCAGATCGATCGACATGGCATCGCTCTTGGCGAGGATGTCACGGTCGG